AAAAACTAATAGAAGAATCGCCTGGGAAAAAGGTGTATTCTACTAAAGCAGATTTCACTAAAAAAAATCTAGTGTTTGAATTAAATTATTCACATAAAGATGAGGATTCTATGGGAGAATTTTTAGAGGAAAGTGTAAATTTCACACATAAATATAGTGTATCTGAACCAAAACAAGTAACAAAACAGCCTCCAAAACCATTTACAACAAGTACATTACAACAAAAAGCTAGTAATGAATGTCATTTTTCACCAAAACAAACAATGAAGTTGGCACAAACACTTTATGAGAACGGATACATTACTTATATGAGAACTGATAGTCAAAAATATAGCCAGGAATTTATATTTTCAGCAAAAAAGTTTATTGATAAAAATTATGGTGAAGATTATATTAATAGTAAAATACATTGTCTTATCAATGGTGAAAAAGAAACTAAAAAAGAAAAAAGTAAAAAAGGAAAAAAGAAAAACAACGCACAAGAAGCACATGAAGCTATTAGACCAACAAAAGTAGAAAAAACTATACTAGTTGTGGGTGGTAAAATTACAGCCAGAGAAATTAAGCTTTATAATCTTATATGGAAAAATACTGTAGAAAGTTGTATGTCTCCATCAACATATTACTCTATTACAGCTAGTATTAGTGCGCCCGAAAATCACAAGTATAAATTTACTAGCGAGCAAGTTATTTTTCCGGGATGGAAAATTGTAGAGGGTTATGACGAGACAAACAAAATTTATCATTACTTATTGAAAATTAAAAACGATAAAACTATGAATTATAAAGAAATAAACAGTAAAGTCACTCTAAAAGATTTAAAGAAAAATTTTACAGAAGCTAGATTGGTTCAAATGTTAGAAAAAAAAGGCATAGGACGCCCTTCTACATTTTCAAATTTAATTTCAAAAATCCAAGAAAGAGAATATGTCAAAAAACAAGATGTTCCGGGAAAAAAGGTTCATTGTATCGATTTTAAATTGACAGAACAGGAACTAGAAGAAATAGAAACAGACAGAGTTTTTGGAAATGAAAAAAATAAGTTAGTTATTCAACCTATAGGTATTATTGTTTATGAATTTTTGGCAAAACATTTTGATGGATTGTTTAATTATGATTACACTAAAGATATGGAAGATTCGTTAGATTTAATTTCAAAGGGAGAAAAAATATGGCATTCATTATGTGATGAATGTAATACAGAAATGAAAGAAAGTTGTAAATCATTGGAAAGTCAAAAACGAATTACTTATAAAATAGACGATTATCACACATATATGATAGGAAAACATGGTCCAGTTATTAAATATGAAAAAGACGGAGAAACTAGTTTTAAAAGTGTGAATCGAGACATTGATATGAATAAACTACAAAACGGAGAATTAAGTTTAAATGAATTATTAGATAATACAGCGAAAAAACCTTCTGGAAAAATATTAGGAGAATTTAATGGTGAAAATATTATATTGAAATCAGGAAAATATGGTATGTATATTAGTTTTAATGGGAAAAATAGTTCGGTAAAACATGTAGGTAAAGATTATGATGATGTAACTTTAGAAGATGTATTAGATGTCGTAAAAGGAAAAAAACAATCAAATAAAAGTATTATTAAAGAAATTAATGATGAAATATCGATACGTAAAGGTAAATATGGTCCGTATGTCTTTTACAAAACAAAAAATATGAAGCGTCCTAAGTTTATTAATATGAAAGGTATGAGTAATAGTGAAATTACCGTAGATTGGGTAATGAACAAGATATAATATAATCATAATAAATGCGAAAATAAACTTAAATACAATTAAAATATTTTTATAAACATGGAACAACTAGAACAACCTCGTAGCTGGCCTCCAACAGATATACAATTCCGTAATATAGCTTGTAGTGCTTTAAACAAATCAAAGAATGAACATATTAAAGTATTAGTTTATTGGGATAATCCAACATTAATGATTTATGAACCATGTCATTTTGCACAAACAGATTATGTAAGAAAAAAATTTGAAACAAAAACCGGAACAGTAGAAGTTACAATTGGACGCGAAGATTAATTTTTTCAAGAAAAAAAAATTAATTTAAATGTATTTTTCAGATAATTAAATATTGTAAAGTGGTAAAACTCTTACCTCGCGACCACGTTGTTGTTCGTCGCGTAACATATTGAATTCAAGTGTAAAACTAAAAGGTAAATTTTTAAAATCTACTAAACGACCATCATGGTATCTAAATTTAAACTCTAATTTATCAATTTTTTGCGTAGGAGGAGCGCTGTGAAATAAATTTGTAATAAAACTATTTTCAGGTCCGTGTGTTTTTTTAAAAGGATTATTAATAATAGGTAATTTTGCAAAAGAACCGTTGGTTCTATGTCCTAAATCATTATTAACAAGATTATTAGTTTTTATAGAATAAGGGTATATCTCGTCAATGTTATTATAACGATCCATTTCCATATAAATAGCATCTTCTCCTTGAATATTTAAATTCATTATTCCACTAACCCACGCTACTTGGTATGTAGGTAAATTTTGCACGGTGACAGATTGACTCGTTATAGTATTTGTTAATCCTCCATTAAATATAGTATACAATTCTGTAGGAACTAACCATGGTGTGTCTGGATCATATGGTAAGAATAACCCTCCTTGATTCATTTGGAACCAGTCATTATCTGGTGTGGAACTATCTAGATCGACCATTTGAGCATCATAAATCATTCTATCAAATCCTAAATACGAAGGAAGTCCCCATTTGGTAAATTGTGAAAAAACCGATTTATTTACATTACAATTTAAAACATATGGTTCTTGTTTTGCGAAATTTAATTTAAATATTCCCTGTGTACTTCCAAACAAAATTTTATTTGATACTGCATCATGTTTTACTTTTATAGGAGATATACCTATTTGTGGCTGTTGATACCATGCGGATGCTATATTTGTATTTGGTAAAATATAATCACTTGGTGTAATACTAGTAGGTCCTGGTAAAAAATTATAACCTGGTTGAGCACTAGCGTTAAAAATTTGTTGATTCATTAATGTTTCAATTGTTATTGTTAAATTTTCGGGAGTATAAAATCCTTCCGGTATAGTAATTGTAAATTCATCAGGAACCCAAACTAATCTGGCAAATACTGTATTCCATGTCGAACCCTGTTGTATTGCGTTGATTATATTTGCCTGAGTAATATCAGCCTCTTCCCATATTAATACTCCTGTAATGTTAGTAACATTTAATTGAACTTGTACATTGGCTGGTTTTTCGGGAGACCCGGGACCGTTCCATAAACCCTCTAATACTTGTAATAAATTATCCCATTTTACTTGTTGATTATTAATTTGATTCCAGTTAAAAAATTCCATACGATATTCATTTTTATATTTAAAAGAAAGTTTTGTATTTTGATATTCGTTTGAAAAGGTGTAATTATTTGAAGGAAAAGAATAATCTACTAAACGAATAGATTCTACATTATGATATCCTTGTCCCAAATCAATACCAAAATTATTACTATTAGGCCATTTTAAACAATCTCTGTCTTCGGAATGAATCGAGACTAATTTACGATTTAATACGTAGGTTTGTTCGCGTTGAATTAACGGATGAGCATTTTGAACAATAAAATTAGTATTCATCTTGTAATATAAAAAAATGATATTTTATTTTTTTATATTATAATGTATTTAGAATCCCTAAATTTTATTTTAGTACCAATTATTTAGAATTACTAAAATAAAAAATAAACAGATATATATATCACAATATGCCTAAAAAGAAATATACGACACGAAAACAAAGAAAAAATATGAGAGGAGGTAATATGGAACAGTCTAATATGGAAAACGCAAATCCTGAAAAACTAACAAAAAATATTACCGGAGGTTCTTCTAGTTATGCTAAATATGATGATAATATATTTATTAAATTTATTCTTTCATTAGGTTTGATGGGTATTATTTGGTTTTTAATAACACGAAGTTTAGTAAAACATCGATATAGTGAAGCACTAAGTTACGGCATGATAAGTATATCCATATTGGTTTCATTACTTCTAGTATTAATAGCTGGATTAAGAGTTGTAAAAAGTGACAAAACAGGTCTTGTAGGTGCTATAAAAAAAGTTTTTAATTTAGCAATATTTGTTTTATCTAAAGGTCTTCCAGGTATATTAATTCTTGTTCAATTAGGAATACTAATTTATCTTATGGTTAAAAATGCGGATTATTTATTTACAGCGCCATCATACCCACCAATGTTTCAGGAATTTAATATAATGGCTTTGTTAATGTTGTCCGGTCAATTATATATGTGGAAAAATCAACTCTATAAAATTATAACAGGAATAGGTGGTCCTAATAATCCTATGACAATACCTAGTTTTATATTAACAGCTATATTGTCTGGAATAGCTATTAGTCAGTTATATGTTATTTTGGAATTCCTTAAAACTGATTGTTAATAATAAAAAAACGAAATGTTATACCGTATTCATTTGTTTGGTTTGAAACCCAAATACCTGATACTTTTAATAAAAATTTTATATTCTGGTGTAATCCGTATTTAATATTATCTTGGGCGTATAATTTAATGTAACCATTTTGCAGTTGTTCGTAAATTCTACATGCAATATTTTTATTTTCTAAATTTCTAAATTTATTTAAAATCATTTTTTCAATCGATTTTACACCTGATATTACTGTATTATTATAAGATGAATTTTCAAAATTACATTTTATTTTATTAAAATATTTTTCAATATTTATATTTTTTAAGTTAAATTGTATAAATACTCCATTTGTTGAAACAAGAGAATTACTATATATTAGTCTATAAAAATCACTTCCTGCCATTATATTATTTTTGGTTTTATCACTTATTATAATATGATGAGGATCAAAATCATTAGAACTTATGGTGAGAAACATGTTATTACTTTATTATGGCAATGTTTATTTAAATATATTTTAATATAGAGTCAATTTGTTTGTGTGATTAATAAAAGATAAATTGACAAAATAGTTTCATAATTTAAATCGGTTTCTTGTCGTCTTTCTATATCTGTAAAAAGTCGAAT